TGCCCTGCTGCGGGATGAGGTGGACAATGAGGACATCGACAATCAGATGTCGGTGGTCATGGGCATTACTGAAGCCGCGAAGCGCGGTGATGCCCGTGCCGCCGGGGTGCTGCTGAAGATGCTGGGCGAGGAGACCGTGCAGGAGGACCCGGCGGCGGATGCACTGGAAGCTGCCCGCAAGCTGCTGGGAGGTGTGGACAGTGCCATTGACTGAGTTTCAGCAGGAGTTCCTTCGCAATTGCTCCCACCGCTGGAACATCAAGACCGGGGCCACCCGCTCCGGCAAGACCTATCTGGACTGCGCTGTTACCATCCCCAAGCGCATCTGCGCGGCCCGGGACGAGGGCCTTTGCGTCATGCTGGGCAACACCCTCGGCACGCTGGAGCGCAACGTGCTGGAGCCCATGCGGGCTCTCTGGGGTCCGAAGCTTGTGGGCGTGGTGCGCACCTCAGCGTCCGGCAATATCGTGCAGCTGTTCGGCCGCAAAGTGTACGTGCTGGGTGCCGACAACAAAAAGCACATTGCCCGCATTCAGGGCGCGGCCTTCGAGTACGCCTATGGGGACGAGATCACCACATGGGACGAGGGCGTGTTCCAGATGCTCAAGAGCCGTCTGTCCTGTCCGCACAGCCATTTTGACGGCACCTGCAACCCGGATAACCCCCAGCACTGGTTCAAACAGTTTCTGGACAGCGACGCGGACATCTACTGTCAGGCCTACACCATCGACGACAACCCCACTCTGCCGCCGGAGTTCGTGGCTCAGCTGAAAAAGGAGTACGCGGGCACGGTCTACTATAACCGCTTCATCCTCGGCCAGTGGGCTGCAGCGGGCGGCATCATCTACCGGCCTTTTGCAGACAGCATTGCCGCCGGGGATGGGCGTTTCCTCTGGCCCGCAGCCAACCCCTGCCGCCCGTGGCGCATCCACATCGGGGTGGACTTTGGCGGCAACGGCTCCCGGCACGCATTCGTGGCCACCGGCATCCTGCCCTACTACGCGGGGGTCGTGGGGCTGGCATCCGCCCGCATCGACCCGAAGGATCAGGACGCCGACTACCTCGCCGCGCAGCTCATTGAGTTCTGCACCGCCGTGTTCGCACGGTATGGCGAGATCCACTATATTTTCTGCGACAGCGCCGAACAGACGCTCATCAACCACATCCGCACCCGGCTGCGGGCCTGCCCGCTTTCCTGGCTGGCCGACCGGGTCAATAACTCCGCCAAGATCCAGATCATCGACCGCATCCGCCTGACATCCATCCTGATGGGCGGCGGGCGCTTTTGGTATATGCCGGAAGCCGCCACCCTGCGGGACGCCCTTGCCAGCGCCCTGTGGAGCCAGAAGCACCCCGGCGTGGATGAACGTCTGGACGACGGCACCACCGACATTGATACCCTCGACGCCTTTGAGTACACCATCGAGCGCGATTACAGGAGACTGACTGCAAGATGAACGTTGCCGCTTTTATTGAATACCTGAACAAAACAAAGCATCTTCACCTCGATGCGGACTACTACGGCAACATCGAAGTCTGGCGGCAGTGGTGGAAGGGCGACGTGCCCGACATCCACGACCAGAAAGAGGACGCCCCGGACGGCAGCGTCATTTCGCGGCGTCTGGCTTCCCTGCGGAGGCCGAAGCACGTCTGCGAGGACTGGGCAAACCTGCTGCTCAACGACAAGACCACTCTCCAGATCGGCGATGCATCCACCTCTGCCTATCTGCTGGATACGGCCAAAGATCACATTGAAGGCAAAATCACCATTGATGAAGCCCAGCAGCGCATTCATAGCTATTATGAGCAGCGTACCACCCGCACCGAAATAGAGAACGAAACCAAAGAAGCAGACATCGTCTCTGCCAGAATCGCAAAGTTGTTGGGCGAAAAAGCCTTCCAATTCTCGCCTGCCGAGTGGCTCTCCATCCACCGCAGACTGTTTGAGGGCGTGTTCAGTCACGCCGGGCAGATTCGTCAGTACAACATCACTAAGAAAGAGTGGGTGCTGAACGGCGATACCGTAATCTATGCGGACTGGAACAGTATCAAGGATACGCTGGATTACGATTTTGCCACTGAAAAACAGTTCTCCTATGAGGGTTTGTCCATAGATGCGGCGGTGAAGCATCTGGCGAAATTCGCCTCCGACATTTGGCAAATCCATCCCTTCGGTGAAGGAAACACCCGTGCCACCGCCGTCTTTATGATCAAATATATGAAAACTTTCGGCTTCCGTGTAAACAACGACGCCTTTGAAAAGAATTCGTGGTACTTCCGCAACGCCTTGGTCCGAGCAAACTACACGAATCTGCAAAAGGGCGTTCACGCCACCACAAAATTCTTGGAAATGTTTTTCTCAAACCTTCTGCTCGGTACAAATCATGACCTGAAGAACCGCTATATGCATGTTGATTTTGTGGATGAAAACATTTCCCAAAGTGCCAAAAGCGAAGCGCCAAAGTGCCAAATTGACACTTTGAAATGCACTTTAGAAGAACTTGCCGTGTTAGATTTAATAAAAAAGAACCCGTCTGTTAAGCAAACCGAGCTTGCAGAACAAACAGGAAAATCCGTCAGAAGTATAAAGCGCATTACAGACTCTCTGAAAGAGAAGCAATATCTCCGTAGAGTTGACGGCAAACGCTACGGCAAATGGGAAGTTTTGGCTTAGGACATGAGCGATTTAATCTTATTATCCCGCATATATCCTTTCCTCAAGCCCATATTCATGGCATCTTTTATGCGAAATTTGTTGATGCTTGAGGGACAACAAAAAACGGAGGCTTTATTATGAGCACATTAAAGATTAAAAGAGAAAACGGAAAAATCTTTTGCCCGTTAGCTGATTCTTGGCATATTGAAACTCCCGAAGAGAAAGTACGCCAAGAATACATAAAAATCCTTGTAGAGAACTATGGATATTCTCTTGACCAAATGGCACAAGAAATTAAGGTCAATAACTCTCAACGTGGTCAAGGCAAAGCACGCGCAGATATTGTTATTTGGAAATCAAAACAGGATAAAATCGAAAGCAAAGCCGCTTTTATTGTTGTTGAATGTAAAGCGGAAAATGTTCGTATTCGTGAAGAAGATTATTATCAGGGATACAATTATGCTTCTTGGGCTGGTGCAAGTTTCTTTGTAACCACTAACGAAAAAGAAACAAAATACTTTAACGTTGACAAAGATTATCTTCCCAAGGAGTTAGTAGAGGTTGTTGCTATTCCTACCGCTGAAGAAGCACTGAATGATAAAAAAGTAAAAGATATTCTTTCCAAAACTAAAACATTTACGAGAGATGATTTTACAAAGATTCTTCGCACTTGCCATAACATTATTCGTAATAATGATAAGCTTTCTCCCGAAGCTGCATTTGATGAAATCAGCAAAATTCTCTTTATGAAAATCAAATACGAACGTGAGCAACGTGGTGCAAAAGTTTTTACGAAAAATGAGTTTATAGAAAAAGAAAAATGGTTCGAAAAAGAGATTCGTCCAAGCCTGAAAGGAACTCCCAAAGACCTTCCTTATATGCAATTCTTGTTTTACAACACCAAGGAAGAGTTTAAGGATGACCAACTTTTTGAGGAAAACGAAATCATCAAAATTAGACAAAACAGTTTTGAGCAAATTCTCGAAAAACTTGAAACCTATAACCTTTCCGACACACAGGATGATGTTAAGGGTATAGCCTTTGAACAGTTCTTGGGTACTACTTTCCGTGGCGAATTAGGTCAGTACTTTACGCCTCGTACTATAGTTGATTTTATGACACACATTCTGGATCCCAAAGAGAATGAAACTGTATGCGATCCTACTTGCGGTAGTGGCGGCTTCTTAATCAAAGCATTCGAATATATGCGTGAAAAAATCGAGGAAGACGTAAAGAAAGCTAAATCCGAATTGCGTTCCGTTATTGAAGGAGAGAACTACGATTCACTGTCCGAAAAAGAACAGGTAGTTATCAACGAACGCATCGAAGCTATGCAATCCACACTTAACAAAGAACTTGATACCCAAGTAGAAGGTAGTCGTATGTATAATCTGTCACGAAATTGCATTTACGGGACAGATGCTAACCCTCGTATGGCAAGAACATCAAAAATGAATATGATTATGCACGGCGATGGACACGGTGGCGTTCATCATCACGATGGCTTGCTGAATGTTAACGGTATTTTTGAAGAGCGTTTCGACGTTATATTAACCAATCCTCCTTTTGGTGCGAGAATTGATAAATCCCAAAAAATTACCGAAGCAGATAAATTTACCGATAAAGCTTTAATCGCAAAATATAAAGAAAAATACGGCGAAGCTTATGAAAAAGCACTTAAGCAGGTAAATGACAACATTGGTAAGTCCTTGCTTTCATTGTACGACGTAGGTTCCATGTCCGGTCTTACCGAAGTTCTCTTTATGGAACGTTGTCTGAGACTGCTTAAAAAAGGTGGCCGTATGGGTATGGTTTTGCCTGAAGGTGTGCTTAACACATCAAACCTTCAGAAAATTCGTGAGTATTTTGAAGGTAAGGCTAAAATCATTTTGATTTGTTCAATCCCCCAAGATGTATTTATCGCTGCCGGTGCCACAGTAAAACCCAGCCTTGTTTTCTTCAAGCGTTTTACCGAAGAAGAAGAGCTTCAATACTTAGGTGCAAAAACAAGGGCAGAAAAAGAAAAAATCACCACAACGAGCGAGATGGTCCCCCCCACTCCCGCCAGCGCATCGGTTCCGATGCCCGGTATGTGTCCGATGTAAAT